CTGCCGCCGGGGTTTGGTTTCGTTTGGACAAACGACAGTGCGCTAGCACCCGGTGATGTTGTTGTGACCTCGGCCACGATACCGACCGTTGAAGAAGTCCATGTGCTGCTAACAGCCATGCTTGGGAGAGTCTCTCTTGAAGCCGAAGATTTTTACGGGGGAGAAGTACTTGCGGGCGCGTTGATCCCCGAGTTTCAATCCGTACTCACCCCGACCTGCCTGCCCGGTGCCGTACTCGGCGTAGGCGACGACCTACAAATCCTCCTCCTCACACGCGGCGGTGGAAAGGTGATCGCTGAACTCAACCCCGTATCCGGTTCCTTCACTCGCGATGTCGACGCGACTTCGACGCTAGAGATGACCGGCGTGACTTCTGGTTTGCTCGGAGAGTCCTGCTGCGATAATTGGGATGAGGTGTACCCGTGGAACACCGAGATCATCGTTTACCGTGATGGGCGGGATGCGTGGTGCGGCCCAGTGACGGGCGTTCAGTTTGGTTACGGGACTGTCAAAGTCACTGCTGCTGATCTGACTGCATGGTGGGACCGGCGCGTGCTGCCGACTGATCTGAACTTTGTGAACGTGGACCTTGCCACCATTTTTCAGTCTGTTGTTACTTCTGCGATGTCTACTGATCCGGTTGCGAACTTCAATATCACGACCACGCCCACGGGCATTCTTGGTTCACGAACCTATTTACAAACAGATTACAAGTACGCTTCTGATCTTTTATCTGAACTAGCTAAAACCGGAATTGACTACTCGGCATACGGGCGGACAATTCTTTGCGGCGGCGAGCAAGTCCCCGCCGATCCATACGTTGTTCTGACTGACGAGTTTTGGGTTCAGCCTCCCACGGTAAGCGCTAGGGGCAACGATCAGGCCACACAGGTGATCGTTCTTGGTAAAGGCGTTACGGGCATCGCGACTGCTACCACGCCTTATACGGACTTCTACGGCCTTCTCGTGCGAACCTTCAGCGAGACAGAGATTGAAGATGCTGCGTCTGCACAGGCGGCGGCAAACACGCGACTAGCGTTGCTGCAAGATCAGCTTTATATCGAAGCGGGAACGGGCGGTGGCTTGAAGCCGACAGCGCCGATCACGTTGCCGGAGTTGATACCGGGGATCAGGGTGCGAGTTGATAGCTCTGCTTCATGCCGCCAAGTCGTAGCTGACTTCCGATTGAAGTCTGTCAAAGTCGGCTTTGATGGTAGCGTTGCTATTGACTTGCAGCCTCTTGGAACGGTTGGCACCTGATGTCTTTTCGTGATGATGAACGCAATCTAGGTCACCGGATCGAAACGCTGGAAGCGCGTGTGCGCGCGTTGGAACAGCCGGGTGCGTTGCCTCCTGATCGTGGTTGGATTCTCGCTCAGGTCGGCACCGATCTTCAATACTTGTACGTTCCGACTGGGGTGTACGGACCGATTATTGGTAGTCAGTAGGTTAGGATTCTGCTATGGCTCGTTGTGGATGTTCTTCTACTTGTGTATGCACTGTTGTAGGCGGCGACTGTGCTGTTGTCTCAGGGGATGGTTCCGTTGGTACGCCATACACGGTTGATATTGTTGTTGATCCTGCAAGCGTGAACATCCTTGAGTGTGGTGCAACAGGTTTGCTGGTTGAGTTGCAAACTGCGGACACGGCTTGCATTGACTTGTCCGGTACGGGCGTGGCGGGCCTTCCACTTTTCGCAACTCCGATTGTTGACGGCATTGTGAATGGGAACATTTTGTCTTGCGGGGCTGACGGTCTTGTCGCTGGCGGTCAACCGTTCTACAACTTTGTGCAAGCGCTTTCTGTCGCAGGCAATATCGCCGCTGTGAACGCTGCGGCTGTCACATATCTTGCGACGTTATGAGAGGATTCTGAATGGCTCAGTGTGGTGTTCCAACAGCGGCGTGGCCGTTCGCGTGTGGTGATGTTGACCTCAAGAATGGTTTGCATTGGGATTCCGCGACGAACAAGTTTTGGGTTGAGCCGGGTGTTTCTACGATGGTTCCTGCGAGGGGTTTCTTTGCTGCCCCCGCCAACATAGATGCTGGTTCACCTAGCGGGAACGGACTCTATTGGGATGCGGCGAAGTGTAAGGTGTGGGCGCGTCCTGAGTCCTGCACGAATCACGACGTTGCGATTCAATCGCAAAACATTGCTGCTCTGCAACCACCTTTTTGGCAGTATCAAACAGGGCCTTACGGTGATCGTTACTGCATTTGGTGGAGTGCGGCTTATATTGCTTTGGGTCGGCGGCAGAACTATGCGTTGATAAACCTAGCGACCGGCTGGGCTTACATGAGCAACACTTCACCGATTGCCCGTCGTGTGCAGATAGATGTTCAGTTCCCAAGGGTTCAAGATTATGTGACTTTGCAATCCGGTTGGTGTTCACTGACTGGTCAAGTGTACTACGACGTATACCCGACGGGTGGTCCTGTTGGTTCGCCTTTCCCCATGTATGGGGGCCAAGTGGAGCATGTCCCATTCGCAGTTGATCCTGATACAACTGTCAACAACGTAAACCAACCGAATTATCCTTATTCGGCAAATTACGGCGGTGGCGCATCGACGCTTGGGTCGGGTTGGATTACAACCTCCGGCACCGGCGCATCATACCTAGCAGGTGGTAGCGCAGGACTTGTTGCTTCGATTTCGGAACTTGGGTCAGTAAGCGGATTTGTCACAATTCAACCCGGTGAAACAATCAGAGCATCTTTCAATCTTCTAGCGGGAACGGGAGCGGCTACACCGTGGATACTCGGATCGCCCCCAACCCTTCCTGATGCCCCGTGGTTTGCAAGCTACACCTCGCTTTCACTCGGAAGCTTTGGTGCCACGAAATTGACTTTGATATGAGTAGCAATGGGGAGCAAGCAATGACTGACACCACACCTGAAACCTCAGAGTCACAGATATGGGAACCGTTGCCTGAAACCATTTCCGGTGTTGTCGCATTCTTTGCAGACAAAATCAGAACTTGGGCAAATGGTCTGATCGTTCCTTGGGGAGAACCAACCGATCTACTGAAAGTTTTTGAGCAGTACGTCAACGAACCTGACCCTTCGCTACTACCGACCGCCGAGTATCTGGCGCAGCGAGAAGCGATAAGGGAACTTGGGTTGGACCCTGACATTCTCGCTCCGATCAAACCTGTGGAGTTGTTGGTCGGATTCTATTTGCTACGCTCCGCATACCCCGAGTGGTCAACCCGAGAGTGGATTCTCGGTGTCGGCTGGTCGCAAGAAGACTGCGACACGATCTGCTCGCAACTCGTTTTCATCGACCCCGCTGCGGTAGCATATGTGGCTACGCTCACACCGGGCGTGCAGACGATCAACGGCAACCTCGTCAACATCATCCTCTAGGACGCAACATGACTCTTTATAAAGCACTGTTCAGTCTTCCCAAGCACCCGTTCGGCACAGTCCAAGACCTTGACCCTGCGGACCCGGTGGTCGCCCAGCGGGTGAAGTCGGGGATGCTTGTTCCTGTTGCCGTGCCGGGTGCTACAACGCCTGTATGGGCCACTGAAGCACCTGTGGAAGCTGCTCCGATTGAGGCTGCGCCTGCTCCTAAGAAACGTGCGGTCCGCAAGAAGCCTGAACCAGAGGTTGAGACTTCCGACCCTAACCCTCAAGTAGAGGTTGAGGGTTCAGAAGAAACCGCCGCCGCACCTGCCCAGCCTGACATGATGACGGTTGAAGCCCCCTCGTCGGTGATGACTTCTTGGAACCTGTCTGACTGATGGCCTGTTCATGCAATCAGGGCAAAGCTGCTACTGAAGCGAACCCGTCGATCCTTGGTGATGACGTTGGCGACACACAGCACGTTAGGGCCACTGTTGCGGTGCTTGGCGCTCGGGCGGGGGAACTTACTTGGGTGCGGGGTTCGCACGTTCCGGGCATGATACAAGCAGGCTGGTTGCAACCTGTCTAACCGGCGGCGTTGATCTGGTCGTTGGCGGCGTTGAAGTTGTCACTTGCTTGGTTGACGAAAGTACTAGCGCCGGAGTAATCGCCTGCCATGCACGCTGCCGCTGAGTCGACAAGGTTTTGGAATGCGTCAAGCATCGGCTGAAGTGGTGCGTCACTGTACTTGGCGAGTGCTTCAGATGCGGACTCGCTGAGGTTCTCGCAAGCTATTTCAACGACTCCGACGTTGCCGGTCTTTGTTGCTGCGCTCACTCCGCTCATGTCTGCTTGTACTCCGCTTAGGTCATCCATGAAGGATGGTTGAGCGTTGAAGTATTCCTTCATGCTTTGCGGTGCGGGTGCTGCGAGTGGTTCTTCGCTTGCGATTGTTGAACCGCATCCGGTTGCTGCGATCAGAACAGCAACAACTAAAACCATTTTCTTATTCACTATTGTCTCCCTTGGTTGGTGTCTACATGATGTCACACGGTGTGGACTTGAAAGATCAGGAGGTGGCCGGGCGTGCGGTGCGTTTCAGCGTCTGCGTTGTCCTGCGAAAGCCCGGAGGTCGTGACGCTTTGGACGGTGCAGCGCTTAGAGGGACCGCTACTAACTTGCCATTCGGAAAGACGGTGGCCCGGCCACCACCTGATTATTCAGTTTTAGAAGGATGCCCCGGCATCACCGGGAGAGGAGAAAAGGAAGGGTGTGGTGATGCCGAGGACTAGCTCGCCTTCAGATATGGGGAAGGCGGCGTTCTTGAAATACCTTACATTGCACGGTAGACGACAACGGTTGTCAGGTAACCCCTCGGATACCCTTAGCAACCGACATCAAAGCCGTAGCCCTTGTCTGAATTGCACGGATATGCCGGTCAATAGACTTCTCACGCGCCTCAAAAATCTTGTATAGCCGGTAGAGGTCGTCGCCTATCGCAGAGTCGGGATCTGAAGGATCGACCCTGGAGCGTTTCGCTCTTGCCTCACGGATGTCCGCAGCCTCTTTGTCGCCCCGGTCAGCGATAGCGACTAGCACGCGATCACGGTGGCGTTTCCAATCTGCTTCTGCTTCAGCGGCCTGCTCTGCTGCGTTGTAATGCTGCTCAACTAGGTCGGCTAATTCGTCATCGACTCGCATGATCCGTCGCTCAACCTCGCCTAGCGACGGAAGCTCGGGAAGCATCTGCCCCCCGTTATCTCTTGTGCGCCCGTTTCGTGCGCGTTGGTCAACGTGCCTAGCGGGTCGGGCTGTTCTCGGGTCGAAGTGATCTGACATACGACCATTCTACGATTCGGGTTGGACGCTTTCCGTGGCCTCAGCCGTCAAGTCTCCGGCCTGCACCGGCCCGCAAGCGCGTGTTGCTGCGCGTGAGTCGCCCTTGAGGAACACAAGGACATTCTGATGCGACTTGCCCAACTTGCGGGATACGTCAAACTGTTTGCCGACACGCAGGATCAGAGATGCCAGGTTTGTCACAAGGATGGCCTCGTTATACAAGGTGAGTCCTGCGTCTTGGAAAGCGCTGATCGTGTCTGAAACAAAGTTGCGGTAGTTGCCGTCGGGTCCACGGAAGTCTCCGACGACGACGACAGCGAACCGATCATCCTTCAGCATCTTTGTTGACGCATCAACAATCTCTCGGAATGACTCAATAAAAGTTGAGTAATCCATAGTTGAAAGATCGCGTGGATCATCCGAATACACCTCAAGATCACCGTAAGGCGGACACGAAAACCACAAGTCTGCTTCCAACCCCTCACACAAAGTCTGCGCGTCGGCACCGTCGCCAGCGACCCAGACCGGAGTCGGCGACGGCGCTAAAATTACCGACGGTCGGATAGCGCTGACCCATAATAAGTCGCCCGACTGCAACGTCGGGATGCACTTGGCCTCATACCACGGGTCCAACTGCACCCCACGGAACACGGTCACTGCTGCCTCGTCGTGGTAATCAGACGGGTGATCCACAATTGTCACCATGTCTTGCCAACCGGGTGGTGCGTGCCTCTCAAGGCGTTCTAAGGGGGGGTGGCCGACACACACACCAACTACCGGGATATTCCTCCCCGCTTCAACTAGACCCCATAGGATGCCCGCTAGGGTCATTCCTGAGCCGACACTGTTCACAATACGCTCAACGCCTTCAGGGATGTTCGCAACCTGTGGTTTCGTGAACTGCACCGCTTCCGGCGCTTCCATCCCATACGGGATCTCAACCCAACCGGACTCAGCGGCATCCTCACGCGCACGCGCAACGATCACCGTGTTGTACCCCGCCTGATGTTGGATCAAGTCGCAACCCGCTCCACGCGCAGCGACAAGCTCCGGTGTGAGGTCGCCCGACGGGACATGCGCCCGACACTTCACACCTAACGCTGCTGCAATCTGAGCTACAAAGTTCACTTGCGGGGACTGCCGTGACCCCGCCGTGATAACCCCCACGCCCTGTTCACGCGCACGTTCAACGAGAAGCATACAAGTCCGAACTTTCGCGCCCCTCACCCCACCGAAAACGTAATGGTCTTCGCGTTTCAACCAGATGTCGCCATGAGTTTCGACCGGAGTTAAATCAGGCATGTGATCCGGGGGGACATCCGGCACGAAAGACAACCCGCCCGCACAAAGCGTGTCGCCTTGCAACCTGTTCGCTTCGACTTGTTCCGGGCGAACGTCGATCCCCGTGTACTCCCGACCTAACTTGGATGCAACAACACCGCGCACACTTCCACCGGCGAACGGGTCCAACACTTGACCGCCCGGCGGACAAAACCATCTGTATACTAACTCACACAAAACCGGGTCGAACAGCGAAGTCGAACCCGCACCGTAACCCTCGCCTTCGACCTCAGCCATGACGCACCATATCAACCGCCTGATGCCCGTGACCCTGTGGCACAGCAACATTCCAGGTTAAAGGTTTCCCATCACGACCCAACTCAGACTCAATACCCAAGTCAGTCCAAGCGCGTTTGCGTTCCTGCCACCAACCCTCACGGCTGTTCAGCACACTCACCGGTAAACCAACAAACCTGTCGGCTAGTTTCACCGGCGCTTTACGCGACTCCGGGACCGGCAACTCCTCAACGTCATCCGCACTCGGTAGAGTCTCGGCAAGCAACGCATCCAAATCTGCTGCCGTATACGATGCCGCAGATAACAATTCGGAATCCTCGGCCATGACATCAGAGATCATCGCAGCCAACATCTCGTCGTCATAACCGCCAAGCTCCGATGTCCGGTTATCAGCCAACGCGAACGCCTTAGCGGTTACGTCGTCATCCTGAACCCACACGACAGCGATCTCAGTCCAACCGAGGCGCTTCGCTGCCATGAACGTGTGGTTCCCCGCTATGACCTCACCTGTACCCTCACGAACAATAATTGGTTTGCGTTGACCGAACGTGTCAAGGGAACGCATCACCGCTTCCACATCACCCCGACGGGGGTTCCCTGTCATTGTCCGTATGGACTCAACAGGAACACACAATCCCTGTAACTGCTCAACAACATTCGACACCAAAAACCTCCAAGATAAGCCCCAACAGTACCCCAAATAAATCCTTCAGATGTGGTAGAATCAACACAATGAGCAACTCGGGGCCACGGCAAAAATGGATCTCAAAATCGGCGCACCCCAAAGAAGCGCTCCGCAAATTTTCCGGCGCTCAACCCCAAAAACTTGGTGACAGAAACGGGCGCGCAACCCACCGCAACACACAAGACGGGATCTGCGTTACCTGCAACACACATGTCGAAGCAGAAACCGGATGGCTCCTCATCCTCCCGTTTAGAAACGGGCAAAACAAAAGCTCCTACGCAGTCATGTGCAAACCATGCGCAACACCGACCCTGGAACCCGCAACCAAATGAACACCGATGACATTGCCCAACTCCTCACGCCTATCAACACCCTGATCCCGTTAGCGCACAACCCCCGCCGCGGCAACGTCAACGCCATCAAAGCAAGCCTCACCAAATTCGGGCAACTCAAACCAATAGTCGTAAACCAGAACGGCGAAATCCTCGCAGGGAACCACACCCACGCCGCCGCCGTCCAACTCGGCTGGACCGAAATAGCAGTCATTAGGGTCAACGCAACAACAGAAGAAGCGCAAGCATTCGCGATAGCAGACAACCACACCTCCGATCTCTCAAGGTGGGACAACAAAGAACTCGCCGCGATGCTCAAAGACATCCAAGAAACCGACAAAGCCCTCCTCAAAGCAACAAGCTTCACCTCCGATGACATAGAAGCCCTACTACAAACAGAAGAAAAACCGCCCGGCTACCAACAACCCGAAAAAGACAACAGCATCACCGGCAAAGGAAACTGCCCCTCATGTCAACGACCCCTGTAGCCTCATACGATCACCCCGGCAGACCAACAAAGTTCAACCCCGAACGCTGCGAAAAAATAATCACCGCACTACGAGGCGGCAACTACCGAGAAACAGCCTGCAAATACGCAGGCATCAGTAACCAAACGCTACGAAACTGGCTGAAACAAGCCGAAAATCCTGACGCACCCCCCGAATACATGGAATTCTTATGCGCAGTAGAAAAAGCCGAAGCCGACGCAGAAGTCGCAGACATCGCTTTGATCCGACGTAGCGCACAGGATGGGCAGTGGCAGGCGGCGGCCTGGATTCGGGAGCGGAAGAACCCTGAGCGTTGGGGGCGTAGGGATGCGTCGAAGATTGAGGTGACGGGTGCTGATGGTGGTCCGGTTGATATGCGGGTGACGTTGGGTGTTGATATGTCGGCGATTGAGGGTTTGGCGTTGAAGTTGGAGGGGCGGAGGCGGGCGATTGAGGCGGCTGTTGTGGAGTTGGAGTAGGGGTTTCTTGTTTGGTTTGTGTCGGTTTGGGGGGTGTTTGGTCGGGGGTCGCCGGTCGGAACCCGTGTCGACACTGGGGAAAGTGCGGGTTGCTCACCGACGGGTAAGCGGGTTTGTGGTTTCCTATTGGTTGTGGTGGCCGGTCCTAAGTGTTTCAGCCGGGATCGGTCACCGCTTGGTTATGGTGTCTTGTTTGCCCGGCGGGTGAGTGTTGCTTTGATGACACCCTGGCGCTTGTTGCGTTGACCGGTGGCCTCGTTGTAGTTGGTGGTCCAGAACGAGTTGTAGATAACGCCTTCAGCGAACTGTGAGCGGTCTAGGACGATGAACCCTGCTCGGCCTGTGATGGGGTGGGAGTGGTTTTCGACGGTGACGCTTGTCGGGTGGTAGTGGGCTGTTGGTGTGTTCATGCTTGCTCTCCTGCTCGCTCGGCTTCGCCTTCTTCTACTATGACGAGTATGTGGTTGCATCGTTCTGCGCCGCCGCCGAACTCGGCTGTTCCAACGAATAGCTCAACGAGCTGCTCATCGGTCATGTTGTCATCTGCTGTGTTGTGGTGGAGTCCTGCTAGGCAGGCCATGACCTCAAAGTGGATGAGGGTGAATCCGGTGAATCCGGGGTAGTCACAGTTGATGGTTGTCATTCTGCTTGCTAGTGGTTCATTCATGTAGATTACTCTACTACAGGGGTGTGACATTATCAAACCAGAAACCAAGATTCTTTTCGACACCAGGGTCGAACGACCCGACCCCAGTCGTTGCGACTCGGGCGACCGCTGACCTCCGACCCGTGTTGCCCCGGCTTACCCTGCGAGGATCTCAGCGTGGATCTCGCACGCTTCAAGGTAAGCGGCTTCAAGTGTTGAGTAGTGGCCGTATGACTGTCCTGCTCCACCGGGTCGGGTGAGGGCGATCTGATAGCCGTATGGTCGGGGCAGGATCAGGATGCGTTCGCCGTTCTCTATGTTGGCATTCCACCAGATCGCCGGTGCGAGGGTGGCGTGGCGTTGTCCGGTTGCTTTGATGGGGGTGAACTCAAGGGTCATGGTTGCTCCTAATTTTGCTTTCGTTAGTAGGTGATTAGTAGATCGGCTGATAGCCGGTTGCTTCAGCTTGCATGATACGGAATTGCTCCGCTCCGATTTCGCAGTCCACGCAACGCCCGGTTGCGGGGACTAGGTTCCGATCCCATTCGCAGTCCCGGCAGATGTCGGTTTCGCCGGATGCGGTTGCTGCTTCTAACAGTGCTTCGATATTCATGCTGCTCCTCGTGGGTTTGGGTGTGTGCGTCCTGCGATGACGGCCATTGCCATCAGGATGATTTCTGACGGGGCTACTTCATCCCATCCGGCTGCCCGGCATACGGATAACCAAATTGGGTTTGTTGGGTCTGTCAGCTCTTGTGAGTTGAGGTGCCAATCCTCTGCCTCGTTTGCAAGGGTCACTGATACTTGAATGGTGCTTGCTACAAATTCGCTCATGCTTCTTCTCCTTCGATTGCCGTGCCGCTGTGAACAACTCCTTGGATGTTGTCTTGAACGGTGTACTCGAACGCTCCGCTTTGACGCATACGCACGGCGGCGCTTTGTGCGAGTGCGGTGCAGATTGCGCACCCGGCGTGTGTCTGTGTTGTTGTGGTTCCGGTGAACTCGTTGTATGTCATGTACTTAGTGTAGCAGGTTGAACCACAATATCAAGTCAATATCAAACAAATATCAGATTTCTTT